AAGGCACGTATTATAGAAGGACAATTTAAGTTCCACTACAAGACTGAACACCTTGGTAAAAATATTTGGGTGCTTAATCCAAATGACCACATTACTATCTCTTCTAAGATGCATGGAACCAGTGCTATCTTTGGTAATATTCTCTGCAAGAGAAATAAAACTCTAACAGAAAGTCTACTAGGTCTTTTCGGTAAGAAATATCCAGAGACCGAATATGTTGAAGTTTATTCTAGTAGAAGTGTTCTTAAGAATCGTCGCGATGGGAAATTTACTGATGACGTTTGGGGTAGACATATGAAAGAATTGTCTGGTCAAATTCCTGAAGGCATCACCTTGTTTGGTGAAATCGTAGGCTATGCTTCTCCGGGTAAATGTATTCAAAGTATGGGCGGTAAAGGATATGATTATGGATGTCCTCTTGGAGAATCCGAGTTTAGACTTTATCGCGCAACCACAACTGATAGTTTTGGAACTGTCGTAGAATTTGATTTTAATACTATTAGCGGAATTGCTTTTAAACTTGGATTGCAAACTGTTCCAGTTTATTATGAAGGTCTAGCACAGGATTTGTTTCCTGATATTCCTCTTGATGAAAATTGGGGTTCCAATTATCTGGAAGCTCTAAAGGCGAAATATCTTGATAAGAAGTGTGAAATTTGCACAACTGGTGTAATCAACGAAGGTGTTGTTCTCAAGAACAACACTAGAGAAGGCAAGCCAGTGTATAAGTTCAAATCTCCTAAATTTATCATCGGAGAGTCCTCTGCTAGAGATACTGGTGAAGAAGACATGGAGGAAGAAAGTTAATTATGGATGACTACATAGATTATACCGAAAAGTTGCAAGAACTATTATCCCAAGCTCGTAGAGATATAGAAATCGAAAAGCTTAGTGGTTCCGCAGTAGTATCTATGTTTGAAGAATATAGACAAGCGATGGAATATTACTTTGGTGCTGGTAGATGTCACGAAGCATTGGAACAATACCGAAATGAAAATAGGTGATCCAGTTTCAATAATTCCATTTATCAAATTGTTACAACCCTCTAATGTTGATTATAAAACATGTGGTCAATATGGGAGGGTTGTCTCTATTGATGGTTGTTATGTCATGGTTAAGCCTAAATATAAAAGATGGGAAATTGAGTGCTATGACACAGAACTGAATATAATGACAAACGAAGAATATAAGAAAGTTAAAAATTATGCCAGACGAAGAAGAGACTTGTGATAAAAGTGAATTTTGGGGATATGTTGGATATGGTATTATGTCGCTACTTATTTGTTTAGGTATTGGGACATGCTCCATGCTTCAAAATGCTGATGTAAAAATCAACGTTAATCAAAATGTTGAGTTGAAATAATAAAACACTAGGATACAATCAACCCATGAGTAGACCATTGCCGCAACGAATGTATCATTTCTGTATGTATAATTTATCTGGAATCCAAAAGGGAATCCAGAGTTTACATGCTACTGTTGAATATAGTAATTGTTATGGCCAAGATAAAAACTATCTCCAATGGTCTAATGTGGACAAAACTGTAATTATTCTTGATGGTGGAAGTTCTGGTGATATGCTAAAGTTAGCAGAAAAACTTTGGGGGTATGACATCAAGCATGCTAATTTTTATGAACCCGATTTAAATAATGCCATGAGCGCCATCGCATTTTTGGTAGGGGAAAATGTTTATAACTTCGATATTGAAAAATATGAATTAGGTCATCCGATGTATGGCGAAAGAGAATTCCAGTTTAGCGAATTTTTGAAAGGATTTAGACTAGCTAGTAACTAATATCTGTTGGGGTGTGACTCATAGTATTCTCGAATATATTTCTCCACTTCTTGGAATTTTTCAAGTTTTCGAGAAAGAAAACAATCTTTTGAATCAGTGTATAAATAATTTTTAATCTTCAGTAAGTCTTTTCGATCATTGATGGTAAATTTAAAAATGTTTTTCTTTGTAACGATTTTAGTATCTGATTGTAAATTTAATGTAGTTTTAAGGTGATTTTTAATTGATTGACACATTTCATAGGTTCCTAAAAAATGGATTGATGTTGATGTTTGGTAGTCGTATGTTTTAATAAAAACATTTCCGTCACCGTCAAAATATCCTCTAATGAAATGGCTAATAAATTCTGGATCGATTTTTGGAAAGGTGAGAGTAAATGTCTTAGCATCATGCAATCCTTGTTTACAAGCATTTTCGTAGAACACTTTACTATAAATTTGTAAAAGCTTTTGATTTTGATGTTTTTCGGTTGCGCCTTTTCTGAAAAGAATAGGACCACTAAAATCACAATAATTTGAAAATCTCTCTAAAATATAAGAATCTCTTTCTTGTAATCCTATTTTAACTCTATAACCATCTTTAGTCTTTGATATATTTCCATCTGCGTATAGGAATCCTAGAAAATAAGCTTTATCGATTGTGTTAATACTACTGAAATAGTTTTCGTTTAACGTGTAATTCCTAATTCTTGGTCGTTTATCAATATTATTATCATTCAAACATTTTATTATAGTGGTATATGATAAATTAACCATAATAGCGACTTCTTTAGTCGTATTTCCTTCCAAATAAAGCTTAATAATATTTTTGATTTGATGATCACTAATTTTCCCGCAAGAGCGTTTCTTTCTAATAGACATGTATATATTTAACCAAACCGAATAGACTTTTATGAAAACTTACGAAATTATTACTAATGAAAAAGAATTACTCAATTATATTGAGTGGTTGCCGGATTGTCTAGAACACGAACAGTTTTATTTGACTCTTTTTGCTAGGAAAAAATATTGTCCCGACATCCCGTGGATAAAATCAGACAAAGGTCAGCTTGTTAGAAAGACGGCAAAAAAAGAATTTATATTTGATAAAATTTCTCAGATGGAGTGTAAATTAGGGGCTTATAAACTGGATGGCCATCCAGTTTCACAAGAAGCATTAGCCTGTTATATTAGTGTTAATCCTAGAGACTTGTGGAAGGCTACAGTGCGTTCCATCGGACAACTGGCTAAAGTTCTTGAGTGTAATGGGAGAAATTCCAATCCTCAAGCAGAATGTATGTCAGAAATCCAAAAGATCTCTGGTAATCGCAAGTTCATCATCTTCGATATCGATGAAAAGAATGATGAGACTCTGAAAATTGTAATCGATCTATGTGATGGATATTGTGATGTTGTAGAGACTCGCGGTGGTTATCATGTATTTGTGAGAGCAGATAAGAAGGATCTCTTCACTGATAAGATGTGGTATCCCAAGATTGCTAAGTTTGCTGACCAGTCTGGAGACCTTATGTCTTGTCCTGTTGGAACCTATCAAGGTGGTCATGAAGTGAAGTTCGTCTATAGAATGAAAGAAGATGACGCATAAAAAACTACTTCAGAACATCTACAAAGCTTCCAAGCATCATAGAGATTTAAACATGTTTTTAGCCAATGATCTCCTAAGAGATGATTTGGAGCGTAAACACGCTAAAGGGTGTCAAGATGCTTATGAGTTCATAATTCAGATGATAGTTCATTGGGATACGATTGGATCTGTTGACTATGCAAAAGTTTTTAAAACAGAAGAATTCCGAATACCAAATTTTATAGAATGAATACGAAACAAGTTATCGTTATCAGAAAAGATCTTAAAATGAGGACCGGAAAAGCCTGCGCTCAGGCATCACATGCATCTATGTCCTTTATTACTAAAGGTGGGCTATATAAAACTGGCGACACCGAGTTTGGGTATGTTGAAACCGGAAAAGATTTCTCATACGATCATTGGATAGAAGTTGATCACTGGCTGAAAAACTCGTTTCGAAAAATTTGTGTATATGTTAACTCTGAACAAGAATTAGATGAACTCAAACAAAAAGCTGAAGATGTTGGTCTTGTGGTTCATTTAATCATCGATAATGGTGATACCGAATTCAAAGGTGTCCCCACCAAGACTTGTTTAGCTATTGGTCCACACAAGGATGAAAAATTTGAAGGAATAACAGACCACTTGCCACTACTATGAAAAAATGGGTAATGGTGTGTATAGACCCACCATTTCGAGAATGGACCATAGATAAAAAATTCCACACTAAATTTGGTGCGAAGGTATTTCTTCACATTAGTAAATTTATGGGATTGTCGGGATATTATGAAATAAGGAAATTATGAGACTCGTAATGTTAATCGAATGGGGGGATGAATATTCTGGATATGGGACAGACACCATACCCTTCGAATATGAATCTAAAGAAGATTTCGAATTTGATTATTTGACCTTTTCAGAAAATCATAAGGAAAAATTTGAAAAGTTCACAACATGGCAACAATCCATAATTCCAAAAGATAACCATAAGGATAAATTTGAGAAATACGCAGAAATTTGGAGATCTGAATTTGAAGAGCGTGCCAAAGACGGAGCAAATTTGCCCTATTTTAAATTTGCTGGAAGAGAATTTAGTTGTATGGGAGAATGTCCAAAAGTCCTCACACTAGAGGAATGGTTTGAAAACTACAAAGAACGATAAAACACTAGCTTATACTATACTTATATGAAAACAAAAACTGTTGCCCTAATGCTGTTACTCGCTTGTCTCCCAGCAAGCGCACAAAACTTCTATTTGAATAACCCGACCACCAACGAAATCACCCCTTATGGTGATGGTCCTTGGATGACAATTTCGTTGGAAGATGTCGGTATCAATCAAATTGGTATTTTTGTCCAATCCACACTTTCGAAAAGTTCAGAGTTTTATCACTCTGTGACATTCGATTTCACGAATATGGACGCTAGGAAGTTTACGGACACTAGCTACAATCAATGGGGAACTTTTAGTGCTCCAGAAGCTAAATTTGGGAGAGACCACATCACATTTGATTTCGAAACATCCAATAGATCGAATGGTTCCAAGCGTTTTAACAACAACGATAGTTTTTATGTCGTGTTGTCATACACTGGTTCTGGGACTGTAGACTCTACCAATCTCACCAACCCAATTGCTCATGCTCAGGGTATTGATGGTGAATATAGCACAAAACTTGGACCGAGTGTTCCATGTATTCCAGAACCAAGTGTCGCTATCATGGGAATGATTGGGCTCGCAGCACTCTTACGCAGAAAGAAATGAGCTTTTTAATTGCTATCTATCTATTGTTCCACAAGCCCAATTATTATGTACCTAAATTCACTACTAGTGCTAAGGGAGAAATTGTTGAGGTTGTAGAAGAGGATGAAGGATATTCCTCTAAGGCTGATATCTATTCATCTAAAGAATCTTTTATAGAAAGTGATAAAGATGCGTTAGATCCAATTATGGATACTCCTGATGTCTTGAATAGACTCATGGAATTTCCGACGTATCCTCCTATTAGGACATCTTGCCCAATCCCTATCAGAGATCTCGACCCAGTAACACAGGTCAACCATAAATCCAGAAAATAAATATGCGTATATATCTCGTAAGACATGGTCAGAGTGAAGGAAATGTAAATAATGCAAAATACTTTGAAAAATTGGATTGTGATATACAACTTACAGACAAAGGGCAAGAGGATGCCTTGAATGCTGCTAACATGATTATGGATCTCTGCGATCATGTGTCCGGTAAGAATGGTGATCATGTCACAGATTTAGGATTGAAGGGTGGACCGTATCATTTCAACTTATACCAAAGCTCTTATACTAGAGCGGTGCAAACTGCTGGGATAATCAGAGATAGGATAACTTCTTTTGAGGGTTATCACATCAATAATGTTTATGAGACTCCTTTATGTAGAGAACGTGAATGGGGATCTCTGAGAGATATATTGAATTCTAGACTTCACACTGATGAGCACTGGAATTTCTATTATAAGCCTAGTGGTGGAGAAAGCTTCGCTAACTGTTTTGATAGAGCAGCATTATTTCATCAATACTTGCTTAATACTACCAAATACGAAAACAATATTGTGGTTGCTCATGGTGAATTCAATAAATTGTATTTGATGTATCTGATGCACTGGACAGTTGACGAATTCAATAGTGTGGCTAATTCTAAAAATGGAGAAGTTTTCTTGATTGAAGATGGTAAGTTAAGCACTTTGACTCCGACGACAAACAGTCATCATTAAACACTAGGATACTATAAAGGTATGACATTTCAGAAATTTAAAGAAGAAATTGAAAAAATTGTTCTTGAATCCGACAAAAAACATCAATATGTGAGGATGGGGTATACTGAGGGTAGAGGTAGAGGTTGGGGTGGCGGCTGGGAACAAGTTTCGACTTATTCATGGGAGAAGAAAAAGTATTCCAAGTATAAGGATGTTCTTCAAGCTGAATGGTATACTGGTGGTATGTCTGGTGGAAACTGTTGGAACGATAATGAACCAACTTATGAATCTTCTGGTGAAAAACCCGAAGATTTAGTTCTATTGGATGAAATTTTGGAAAAATTCAACCCAAATATCAATTTCTTACAATATAAGAACCTTTGTTCTTCTGTTGTTGAGCATAATACTCGCTCAGTTGGTGAATATTATGGTAATAGTTCCGACTATGCTTCTGTATCTGTTGAACTGGAGAAATTGTATGATTACATGAAACAAAAGGGATGGCTAGAAAAGCAATCATAATTGTTGGGCTTCCGGGTTCAGGAAAAACACATCTTGCAAAAGAAATTCAGGGATATATCCACACGATTCATCTTTTTGATGATCCTATGAGGGGTGATCAAAAAGAAATTGTGGAGGTGATGAAAAGTGGTAAAGATATCATCATTTCTGATCCATGGATGTGTGATGCTAGGTATAGAAGCCTAGCGGAGACAGCATTCAAAGGGTGGGACTATGAGATTACTTGGGTTTTCTTTGAAAATGATAAGGAAAAATGCTTGAGAAATCTGGCCCATAGGGATGACGATAGAGTGATACAGAGATTTGAAGTATTCAATTACACGATCCCAGAAGGAGTTAACGTTAGAGAAATTTGGCAACCATGACATACTACGAAATTATATTTTTATCATTAATCCCAATAATCTTTATTGGTGGACTGATGTTTAGTTGTTCTTTATCATACAACGGTGAACCGGAAATTGTCCCAGTATTTGCCTTAATGGCTATGTATTTAAGTACATGTATGGTGTTATCCACTATTACTGATAGTGAAAAGTTTACCATGACCGCAGAAGTCCCTGTAACTATTGTCCATCGACAAATGATAGGAGACGAAATGGTTCTATTGACATCCGAAGGCGAGAAGATCAACTATAGCATCTATAAAGATGTCGTCAGAGCAAAAGCAGAAGAACCTATGGTTAAGCGATATTATTTCAAAAAGAATAGTTTTGGATTTGATACTCAAAAAGAAGAAATAGAATTTAAATGAAGTATTACGCCGGAATCGGTAGTCGTCAGATTACTCCAAAGACTCAATATGAAATGACCAAATTGGCCATCGAATTGAGTCATATGGGATATACACTTAGGTCTGGTAATGCTACTGGATCAGATCAAGCTTTTGCGAGTGGTGCAACCAGAGCACAAATTTGGTTGCCATGGAGAGATTTTGAAAAAGAATTCAGAGATGAGCACCCAGATCATGAGTATAGATTAGTCGGTAATCATTATTCTCTTGGAGAGGATGACCCGGAAGCATGGGATTCCGTTGAAAAGTTTCATCCAAATTATAAAAAGATGGTTGAAATTCATGAAATTAAGTATATTAATTTCATGAATTTCATGTCTAGGAATTATCGACAAGTTAGAGGTCTGGGTGAACCTGATTCTGAATTTGTCGTTTGTTGGACACATGATGGAACCGCTGTTGGTGGAACTGGTCAAGCTATACGTATAGCTAACCATTACGACATCCCAGTATTCAATATGTTTCATATGAATGGGATTGAAGTTTTGAACGAAATCAATAAATTAAATTTACTACGATGATTGATAGATTAGAAGAAATTTACGAAAAACAAATCCCTTTAGAAGAATTGTCAGATGACGACAAGAAATTGTTATTCGATGATATTGATGGTGCTATGGCTGATGCCAATGAAGATATTGGAATTGGCTTATATAAAGGAATTCGATGCATGACAGACTTATGAGAAAATTACGTATGAGTCATCTGGGGGAGTTCTTTGTAAAATGTCAACATATATCAAATCTCTATATAGGAGAGCATCTTCTAAAACTTTAAATTTCTTTGTGATTTTTTTAGATAATTTTTTGTTTGTGATATCTACCCTATAAATGTTTCCCAATAATTGTATATTCTTATATGGTGAAGATTTGGATTGTTTTTTGATAATAATATCATCTTTAATTACTTTTACCTTTTCTCGTTTTCTTCTAAATCCGATATTTTCAGTATTTGAATATATATAATCCCATAATCTCATTATGGACGATTTATTTCCTATGGTTATATTGGAATACATCGTTTTATTGGTATTTTGATAAATTTTGTAGAAAACTTTGTGTTTAGATAAACATTCGCAGAAATCCCAATTTTGGGCATAGTTGCTAGTAATTGTGATTTTATCTTTGCCAACATATCCATCACCATCAATATACCCCATCCACCAATAAGGCAATAATTCAGGAGAAATAAAATTGAAAAATTTTACAGGTGAGCCATTTTTGGATTTTGTATCATATTCAAACACTTTTAAAAATTTTACAAACTCCATAGAACAAATAGATAGATCTGATTGGTCTTTCCAATTTTCACGTCTGCTTTTTTTAACTTTTATCGGTCTTTCTAATAACGTTTCTATTTTTTCTTTGATATCGATAAAATCATCCCAAGAAATTTTTAATGTTACTTTCCCTTTATCAACATGTCCATCGGCCCATAATAGACCCATGAAATATATGAATGTGGGATCAGTTGGGTTGACTAATTGAGATTTTAGTTTATAGTAAGGATACTTCATGGTATTATTTAGTCCAGAGCGCACCAATTTTATGAAAATTATTGAGAAAATAAAAAATTTACTAACTTCATCGTATCATAGAAGAGAACTCAAATGGGATATTATCTGTTATTTTAGACCGAGGCAGCAATGGTTAGTGGATAAACTTCCGAGACAGTTTTGTGATAAGGTGGAACTCATTCCACTAGTTATGTTTGAAATGTTGATTCACTTCGTGGAAGATGAAGAAGGTCTTGATGGAATTTGGGGACCACATTACGAAGAAAGCGACACATGGAAATCCATAAGAGAACCAGTTAGAAAAGAACTAGAAGATGCTTACAACTACATCAAAACCGATAGACCTTTATTGCAAAAAGAATTGGACGAATCATATCCCGAAGCTCTTGATGGGGGCAGTTTGCTTGATCATGTTGATCCTGTTATACAAGAAGATGGTAAAATCAAACATTACACCATGAGATCATGTGAGCAAATTTATGGGATGTCCTATGAGGAAGCTTATGGGGAAGTTCATCGATTGGAAAAACTGATCTTTGAACGAGACACCGAAACGATGATGACTATCATCAAACATAGAGAATACCTTTGGACATGAAAACATATATATACGCAACATTAGCAATCATTCTTGGAGTGATATCATTTAACTTTCAATGGTTCTTTGATGGACAAACAGCAATCGCTGCAACTAAGCAAGTTTTGACCGGATTCGACTACCAAGCTGCCAGAACTGAAATGGCTTTTTGGGGAACTATTAAATCCGCTGTAAATGTCGGATTTTGGGTCTCCGTAGTCTTCTTTATCACATCATTTTTTCCAAGAAAACAAACAGATAAATAATATGAAATATAAACTAACAACACTAGCAATTGTATCAATGCTGACACTGACTTCTTGTATGAAGCCAGTTCGAGTAGATCCAGTTAAAGAAATTGAACCTAATGAGACTGCCTTTGTTATCCCTCTTGAAATGGGAACAGAGAATCAAGAGAAGCTTGAATCAGTAGAGTTCCTAAAGGCGAATCAAGTAGCCGCCAAGAGAATTGTCATCCCTCAACGCGAAAGACAAATCGGAAGATTTGGTCATAACATTGAATGGATTCCAACTGTTAGAGTTATTACGGTTAATAGGAGTCCGGTTACTCGAAATTGGATTTATTCCCCAAAGGAGAATACTGGTGTAACTTTATCGACAAAGACATTTGGGGTTGAATCTAAAGACAGTATCGGGTTTAGTGTTGGTGTTAATGCATCAGCGCACGTTGAAGAAACCGACACCGCGACATACCTATATTACTATAGGGGTGGGGATTTGAGGGATGTTATGGATCAAAATGTTAGAGAAAAGGTCCACACTGTTCTGTCACAAGAATTCGCAGCAAGATCTCTTCAAGATAGTAAAACACAAAAGAATGAGATCACCATGGCTCTAAAAACTCAAGTGGCGGAACATTTTAAGAAATATGGCATTACCATCACATCTATTGGTCTTGCTGAAGGTTTGTTCTTCGATCAACCCGAAATCCAAAAAGCTATCAACGATGCCTATATCGCTGAAATGGAAGTAGAACGAGAAAAACAAAAGACTGCTCAACAAACAGAAATCAACAAACGTCTACTATCAGAAGCACAAGGACAAAAGGCACAAGCTATGGAATTCTCTGCTGCTGCCGAAGAACGTAAGAAACTTGTAGATATTGAGATCGAAATGATCAAAGCAAAAGCATTCGCCGACGCAGTATTGAAGTGGGATGGTAAGACGCCTACTATGATCACTGGGGATGCGGTGAATATGTTGATGCAAATGAAGTGATAAAACACTAGAGTATATTATACGTATGCTCAAGTCCACTGGTATAATCAATGTCCAACCCCACAAGGGGAGAATGGTGGTAGATGTAGGGTTTGACTTTGTTAAATTATACCACTGGTTCATCATGAAACAATATTGGATCAAGATGAACACTCCGATGCATGGTGCTCATATCACCATCGCATCGCCTAAAATTCACTCCGGTATCAACTGGAAGAAAGCCATGGCTCATCATGGTAAAAAAATCGAATTCGAATATGATGAATATCTTGTCGAGGGTGGTTACACTAAAGGTTTCTTGATGTATTATCTTCGAGTCCAATCTGATGAAATCGATAAGATCAAGAAAGAAATAGGTATCGTGGATAACACTCGTTACAGAGGTCTCCACTTAACTATTGCAAACGGTAAAGCGGGAACAGCAGTTCCTCATTGGCCAGAAGGAATAACAATCAAATGAAGACAACTAAATTTACGCTTATAGAGTGGATGGTTTTTATAACCATAGCTATCTCCACTATACTCTCACTCGCAATCTCTTTCGGACTGTTGTGGGTGGCGGCACATTTCATCATGAAATATTGGTAATATGAAAATCAAGATTACTAAAATATACGAGGAAGAAGTCGATTTAGATGCTGAGATCAAACGTATCAAGAAAGAGTTCAAATATGATCCCAATATGCGTGATAAATTATTAGATATCATCGATGCATTCTTCACTAAACAAGATCTCGAACTCACAAATCAACTCTATTATGATCTGCCCTATGATGATAAGAAACATTTTTGTCCCGGTCAAGAATTCATGGGTAGATGGTGGTATAAATTATGTGATCCCAGAAATGAAATAGATCGAACAATCGAAATCGTAGATAAATGAAACCATACGGTAAAAAGAATGAAAAATCTTCTCTTTCAATACATTCCGCTGATGATTGTTCAACATGCTCTAATATTGGATGGAAAGTTTCCAAGAGTAGGGAGCGTGGTAAAAACGGTTTACCAGAGTTTGATGAGATAATTGATGACATCCAATATTTGGAAATGGGATCTGGTGAAGAATCTCATTGGATTTCGTGTTACCAACCTTTAGGTATATCGATTATTGGTAAGACTAAAGAGGATACTCTGAATGGTATCAGAGAGGCTTACAATACCCATCTATAAAACACTAGATTATCATATAATTATGACACAACGCACTCTCACAATTCTTAGAGCCACTTCTGGTTCCGGTAAAACTACCTTCTCCGAAAGGATAGCAGACCCGAAAATTATTTGTAGCGCAGATGATTACTTCACCGATAAGGATGGTAATTATAATTTCGACGCAACCAAGCTTGGTGCTGCTCATGGTGCTTGTAGGGCCAAATTTGACGAAGCTCTGAAAGATCCCATCATCAATAATATTGTCATTGCTAACACCAATACCAAGGAAAGCGAATGGAAGTATTATGCAGACCAAGCTGAGAAGGCTGGTCTTTTGGTATTCTTTGTCGTTCTCGAAAAGAGACATGATAACATCAATGTTCATGGTGTTCCACAAGCAGTTCTTGATAGACAAGAAAACACTATTCGTCAAACTCTTAAACTTCAATAATATGGCTAAACAAGTATTTCCATCGTGGTTTGATCCACATCGACCACCAAGGTTTATGCAGGGTGAACCAAAAGAAATGTATTTAAAGAATACGGAGAAGTCTAGAATTTGTCTTGATGACGGTGATGTGATAACATTCGAGCCATCTCTAACATATAAGGTAGAGAAGGATTTTTCTGGATGTTATTATCCCGGAGACGACCCCACCATTTATTTGATTGGATACCTACCAGAAGATACCCTAAATCCTAATTATAAGAAGGAGATGAAGGTATATAATACCAATCTAAAGAAGCATCAAGAGATCTTAGCAGAATGGGAAAGATTGAAAGTTCTTTGGGATGAAAAACTTGCCAAAGAAGCCATTGCCAAAGAAAAAGCTCTTTTGAAGAAACTGAAAGCAAAGTATGAGTGAATATTCTTTGAATTATCCCTTGGAATATTATAAACCTCTTTTCACAGAAGAGAGGTGGGAAAAAATTCTTGAAGTAGTCAATAACTGGAGACCAGTCGTATTGGATACTGGGGAAACTATCAAGGAATTTATGAGAAACCCTGAAACCGGGATGATTGTATTTGTATCATCTAATCAAGACACATACACCGAAAAGATGAATAAGGTAAGAGTCTTAGAGAGATACTTACACCCTGAAGAACTTTGGAAATGCCAAATGGATGGGTATAATACCTATTTTAAGGAAAGAGAAAAGAAGATCTACGACGAAGCTACCAAGCTGACAGAAGATGACTATGGCGATACTCCGATCTATGCGAATGATAACTATTATTACGATGGTATATATGGATTGAGAGAAATGGAGGGTGACGATGTTCCAGATTATGTGTTTGGAGTTCATGATCACTCCACTCTGGAACCGGGAACATTGGACGAAATGCTTGATAATCATTTTGAGTCTCTCAACTTGGAGGATTATGATCGCCCTGCTATCCCAGAATATTTGAGACATGCTTGGAGTGTGTTCTGTACTGCCCACGATTCTACATACTATACACCCGATACGAAAACAATTATAATTTTAAACAAAGATGAAGAATAACAAACAAGTATATTGGGAAGATCTCTCAGACGAAAAACTCCAAGCTTTACACACAAAGCAACTTATTAATCTCAAGAATGGGATGAAGGCTCTACACACCCAACATGCTATGTATACTGGGCATCGTTGTTGTGAAATTTGTAATGAATATGTTGGTCCTGATTGGGATGCAGAAGTTAAGCCTCGTCTCGATGAACTGAAAGCTTATATGACTAGGATTAAAGCAGTTCTCGCAACTAGGGAACATATTCCTAATAAGCAAGAAGCTAAAGCGATCCGAAAAGAGAAAGCTAAGTTTAAGAATAATCGATAAAACACTAGCGTATTATCATACCATGAACATTCGAGAATTGATTTCAGAATTACAAAAATACGATCCTGAAATGCGTGTGGTGACTTCTGGATATGAAGGTGGATATAATGATCTTGGTGAATTTCAGGAAGTCAAAATTAACTTGAATGTTAATAATGAATGGTATTATGGTAGGCACGATAATGCTTATGGTGAAAAATTTGAAGAAATAGCTTTATACATTTAATCTTTAAATTTCCATTTGAACCCAAATGCACTTTTCATTTTTATTCCTTTAATAGCCCTACAAATGTCTCCGCTTCTATTTTTACCATTGGACAACTCTTTGGTCGCAGCAATCGCAGAAGGCCATTCTTTGATGATGTCATTGGTGTTTTTATCCATTTGAATAACTGGTTTACTTAAATGTTTTGTCCTTTTATGAATGGTATCTTGGGTCGGAATTTTCCCCCTCAATGCTACTGATAACTTATCTCTTGTTTCTTTGGTGACTATTTTATTTTTATGTGCCTTACCTATTTTATCTTTAGTTTCTTGTGTATGGGTTCTCCCTGTTCCATCAGTGCCTTGTTGGCATACATTATACCCGTATGGAACAAGGGAATTGAATCTAATTATTAATTGCTCTTCTAACTTAAGAAGAGCCACTTTATCAAAATCTGGAAGATATTCCACATATAAATCAAAATTTTCTACGCCATATTTTTCGATAGCCCTTGATATAACTTGAGTTTTCTCCGTCAAATATCGAACAATCCTCTTTCTAAGATTTACGGTTTCGCCAACATATACTTTACCATTTAGTTTATTTGTTATAATATATACACCGCCAAGATTTTCTAATTTATCAGTCATTTTCATATCATTATTTAGTCAAACATACTTACAAAATGGGTAATATTTCAAAATTTATAGACTCCAAAAATCCAGAGTTTATTTTCAAACCTTGTGTCATAGGAGGGGATGATTGTTGGTTGATAACACCATCAACAATGGGAACGCATTGGGATGATTCTAATGCTCGTTTTCGCTCATGTATTGTTAGACAATCTGACAATTATGTGGTGTCACAAGGTTTTGGTAAGTTTGTAAACTTCTCAGAAAAGCCTGATTTCCAACCATGGAACAATGAGTGGAAGTTCGAAGCTCGTCATAAGCTGGATGGATCTTTATTGATCGTTTCGGTTTATAAGAATGAGTGGATTCTCAGAACTCGCGGAACAAAGGATGCTAGAAGCATGGCTAATGGTCATGAGATAGATTTGTTGATGTCGAAGTATCCAAAGTTTTTTGAACAGGGTAATAAGGATTTTACCCAAGCAGTGGGCGTATCATGGTTATTCGAATGGGTGACTCCAACCAATATCATTGTTTTGCGTGAATCAAATGAGCCAAAATTAATCTTGGTTGGCGCTGTTCTCAACGAAGATTGCACTTATTATTCACAAGAATATTTGGATCTCATTGGGGAGGAATTTGGGTTTGAACGTCCTGCTCGATATGAGTATAATTCGATCCATGATTGTATTCTTGATGTGGATGCTTGGTCCGGTAAGGAAGGTGTAGTTCTTTACTCCCCAGATGGTCAAACACTCAAGAAGATCAAGGCTTCTGAATACTGTGAACTACACAAGATTTGCACTGGTGTTAGAACCATTGAAAATGTTGTTGATATGTTCTTGGAAACAGACCGATTCACTACCTGTCAGGATTTTTATACTTATGTCGAAACCACTGTAGATTTCGAACTTGCTGAAAAGATCAAGGACGATATCGTGATCGTTATCGATGCTTATAATAAGACTCTGTTCAAGATCGATGTGGTCGGAAAGTTTATCGAAACTATCAGAGGTGACTCATATACCCGCAAGGACCAAGCATTGGAAATTGTTGAACGATATACTGACTGGAGACGTTCTCTCGCATTTTTATTGTTGGATAACAAAGATGCTCCAGACAAGCTTATAAAGCAAGGTATGATGGAGGTGATCGATGAAGTTTGAAGGTGGTAAAGAGATTGGTGATTTCTCCACTGAACTAGCAATAGCTTTAGTGGAGAAATTTATCATACACGAATGGGTAACAGTCCCTAGAGTAGGTATGACAACAGAGAGTGTTGAGGTTTTGGATGTTTCAGACTTCATTCAACAATTTATAGGAGACAGATTATGAAAATCAGAACAGAACAAGTAGTGGATGTGCAGGAATGGGATGCGCTCGTATCAGAGACCTATGGTAAGGTATATTCCTTCCAACAACAAAATGGTTGTAAGAGTAGGGGAGTTGAATATTTGACCGTCCCATCCGATGATTATGATGACGATATGCATGAGGAAATTCCCGAAATTGTCAATGGGCCAGAGATGGGGGTTAAGTTTGCCAAGTGGCTCGAACGTGATCCTAAACAACCTTTGAAAGATGACGATGATGTGGAAGGACGAGGAGATCAATGGGTGATCGATCTTTGGTGGGAAAGAAATTTCTATCCTTGCCTTGGAACTGTTGCTAACGATCTCCACAAAAGAGGGTTGTTGGAAGCTGGGGAATATATCATTAATATTGATTGGTAAATGAAAAGTTATCCATATCTAATGATTTTGAACGGTAAACATGGGAAACACTATTTCCATGTTAATAGTGAGAGTGATTTCGTTGAGACATGTAGAAAAATTTTCGATATCAACAATCGAAATAATTTTTATGTGTATTATAAAGAAGATGAGTATGATGCTAAAATCACAAATCTTCGAGAACAGATCACAAGAATGACAGATCCCAGTATTCAGGATTTAATTGATGAATCTAAGCTTAGGGCATATCAAAACAACCTCAGTTATTATATTGACGACAAGGCAGATGCTAGATTATTTGAAATGGCCAAAATTGATGACAAGGCAATGGTAAAATTTGTCATGAATAGAGGTGATTATGAATATGAACAAATAATCACCGAGACCTATTCGTAAAACACTAGATTATCATCATTACATGGCTATCAAAGAGAAAGTGCGTTTGGTCTTTTCCGACCTAGCAAAACACAGTTATAAATACTGGGATGGTGAACTACATGATGATGGGAGAGTCGTTTCCAGATTCGGTGTAGTTGGGGCCACAAATCCACAATCTAAAGATTTTGGTTGTGTTGGTGAATCTTTTTTCAGAAAGAAAATTCGAGAAAAAGAAAAGAAGGGATATTCCCACGCTAAAGTTCTCATGGATGGGGTAGTGACCACTGCCCATATAGGAGCCAATATTTCACTTGCTGATATCGCACTTTCACAAATTCAACTTTCTGATAAAAGTCTCCAACCTTTGGTTAAGAGGCTTGCAGATAGCAATGTTCATAAAATCACAAGCTCCACCAGTATTAGCTTTGATAATGGTGTATTTCAAACTCCTCTAGGTATCGTCACCAAAGAGGGTATTGACGAGGCTCGAAACCTATTAGATTTCTTTCATAAAAATATCAAAAAGAACGGTAAGGATGACTTCAATGAGAAAATCGATGATTATCTGAAGATTATTCCTAGACCAAAGGGTTCGGGTCTGTATTATGAAAACATTTTTCCTGATATCGAAACGGTCAAGAAAGAATCTGATGTTTTAGATGCCCTTGCGAACAGTGTCGAACTAGCTCTCAAACCAAAAGATAGCGATGGTAAGGTTTCGGCTGAAAAGGTCTTTAACCTCGAAATGGGTTTAGTGACAGACTCCAAGATCATTAAACAAATTTCTGATTGGTATACTAAAACCAACAAAGCGATGCATTATTACACCAATTTGAAAGTGGCTAATGTTTATGCTATTGACATTTTGGATTACAATGCTAATTTCAATTCAAAGCTTGCCAACATTCAAGAGGTTTGGCACGGATCAGGACAATCAAATATCTTATCTATCCTTAAATCGGGATTGGCTGTGTCTCCACCTTCTACCGCTGCCATTGCTGGCAAAATGTTCGGTAATGGGGTATATGGATCAAAGACATCATCTAAGAGCCTAGGATATAGCCTAGGACGCTGGGGACAAGGTAAGGGAGATTCTGGTTGGTTGTTTGTCTGTGACTTTGTCATGGGTAACGCCTATTATCCAACTGGTGGTAATGGATTAAGTAAAGTTCCAGCAGGATATGACTCATGTTGGGCTTTACCTGAAAAAACAAGACTCCAAAACGATGAGTTGATCGTATACAACTCAAACCAAATCAAACTAAAATATCTAATCGAAATCAAATGAAAACTATTAACCTAACTATCGCAATCCTCCTAGCTATCAAGAACTTTGATACTACACCATTCTCTGTCGCAAACATCACTACCCAATTGAGGGAAGATGTTAATGACGGTGAATATAGCATCGAAAAGTATGAGGACAATAACATCGAGCACAACGAAGTTCGTAAAGCTTTTGTGACTCTTCTTGAGAACGGATTTCTGGATGAATATGATATTGATTACAACACCAATACTTATATTCCGTATCGTTTGTTCACCAAGAAGACCGCAGCGAAATTGCACTTACCACCAACAAATCCATTGTTGACAATTCCTCAAAAACCTACCCCTATTCCTGCTGGAACATTTGGAGTCCCTACTAGTGCTAGACCTAACCCACAAGCCAGTAGCTCATATAACTTGAATTATAATGATCAAGTTAAGATTTTGGACTTTATAAAGGGTAAGGGTAATGTGACCACTAAGCGTATTCAATCTGCTATCAAGAAATATACATGTGGGGATATCAAGAGCTTCTTGGAAGATGCCAAAATTCTCCACCCGAATGCCAAAACATTGGATGCAAGTAAAGCATATACCATTGGTATCTAATAAAACACTAGAGTATACTACTTATATGATTAATACTATTCAAAATGATTTGGTGCAAGCCATGAGGGATAAGAATACGAATGTTCTTAATGTTCTTCGTGCTCTCAAAACTTCTATTACGAATACTGCCCTAACCAAGGGTAATATTGATGCGGAAGTTGCACCCGCTGAAATCATTGGATTGGTTCGTAAGGAAATATCCAAGCGAAATGATTCCATCGAAGCTTTTAAGCAAGCTAATCGTGGTGAATTGATCGATAAGGAAAAATTGGAGATCGAAATTCTTCAACGTTACCTTCCTATTGAGTGGTCTGGTGAAGAACTGGAGAAAGCTATCCAAGATTCTATCAAGGAACTTGGTGCTACCACTAAGAAGGATATGGGTAGAGTTATCAAGCATGTCATGGACAAAGCTAATGGCAAGGCCGATAACAAGCGAATCTCTTCTATTGTTGGATCACACTTGGTATGAATTTCATTCTCTGTAATAATCCTTGGGAAGGAGTATGTTTCATGATGAAACGTGCTCTAGCCAGAGAAAAAATTGAGGTCGAACAGAGAAATATGTCAGACCATAGAGATTTTTTCTATGAGCACAACATTAAGTCATGCCCGGTGCTTTTAGTATTTGACAACGAGGAAGTTGTTGATAGAATCACTGGTGTTGAGGATATTATTAAAAAATTAAAAGACGATGATCAGGTATAAAATCTGGTTCCTGTTTTTGGATATGATGTTTTTCTGTTCTTTAAATTGAAACTCAACAATTGAAACTTTTCATATTTTCTGCTTAATCCGATAAGCTCATTTTTATAGAAATTTTCTAAAAATAATTTTATATTTACAGTATTTTTAACACCTAAACAAGAAGATTTATGAATATTTCCATTCTTTTTAATTCTCACATATTTCCAAATTCGATAATTGAACTTGTCCAAGTAAGTCACTAGTGGTGTCCAATCTTGGTCTATGGTGGACCAAAATTGTAAAGTGGTGGAACCTCCTTTTTTATTCTGTATATATAGGCATCCATCACCATCAAAAAAACCATGCCAAAAGTCGTCATGATAAGTGTGTCCAATATGTTCCAATATTTTATATGGACCAATATCTTTATTTTTATAATCCATAGAAATTAAAAACTTCACTAATTCTGGATTAGAAGTGTTTAATTTAGCTTGAATTTTGCCGAATGGTTTTCCTGATGTCATTCTTTGACGCTCGTAATAATTCCAAGTCCCAGACTTTTCAAAAATTGGAAAAATATCTAATACATCACCCCTACATAGTTCAAGATTGATTTGGTTCTTAAATATACTCCCATCTGCCCACAAATACCCCAAAATATAACTAATTTCTGAATCGACTTGAGATATAAATTTATCATGATTAACTTTGTAATTTTTAATTTTATCCATGCCATTATTTAGTCATTCACGAATCAATTAAATGAATAAATTATTAAAATATCCTTGGAGCGATAAAGATAAACACTTTTTTACGAGCGATTGGCATATTTATCACGATCCCAATTGGCCGATCCCAATATGGAAATCTAGAGGGTATAACAGTTCTAAAGAATCCGCTCAAATTATACAAAATACAATAAATGATAAGGTCGGCAAAGAGGATATATTGTGGGTGATGGGTGATTTGTTTTTGAATTCGTCTGATGAACAATGTTTAGAATGGCTCTCCGGGTTAAAATGTGATAATATCTATAAGCTTTGGGGGAATCATTGTTCAAATACTTTTCGTTTATATAGACAAGAAATAATGAATCAGTTTGGACGAGATGATATTGAAGTATATCCAATTACAATGGGGAAAGTAACATTTCTTGGAAATCACCAAGAAATCCAAATTGGTAAAAAGCGAATTATTATGAATCACTTCCCGATCCATAACTGGAATCATATTGGCCGTGCGAGCTATAACCTTCACGGCCATTCGCATAACAATGATCACACCAGAAATCCGGATTTCCCTCTAGGTAAATGCCTAGATTGTTCATGGGATTGGAAAAAAAATGTTTGGTCATTTGATGAAATTGAAGAAGTTATGGAAACTAAAACAGTTAAATTGTATGATCATCATGATTCAGCGACTTGACAATGGACGAGAATATGATAAGATGAGAGTATCTTATGTCACCCTTCACGGGTGCGGATTGAAACGTCAAAGATAACTTATGACAAAAACAGAGGAAAGTGAATTGGCAGAACAAGTCGAAAACCTCTGTAAACGTGTTACAGAACATCGTTTACAGAGCGAGAAAATGATGGAAGATCTAGATTACCTAGAGCCTAAAATTCTCAAAGCACACACTGACAAACTAGCTAAATTAAAAAAAGAATATGAGGAACTTGATGATATTCTCGCAGTAGAACATTTTCTCCAACATGGAGCAGGTAGATCTCAACATAGCCCAAATGAATAATATGAAAACGAGTAATAGAAAAAATAAACGTTGGTTCCGTAACCCTGATCAAATCAAGACCCCTAAAATGTTCAATGTGAACATGGTCAGAAATACGGATGGAAGCTTCCACATTCTAGGTGGTGGCGCAAGAGTTCTAGTTAGAAAGAATCAACATGTGTCTGAATGGGCAAACGTTGATGTTCGTGACTTCGCATGTGAATTGCGTCGTAACACGATCAAGTCCTTCTAATAAAACACTAGGATATACTCATTTCAGATTAATTACCTGAAAGCAAACTATGCCAGAATTTGTGAGGGTCTGGAAACCAATAGCAGTAAAAGTCTGAACACACACCACTTTAAAACAAATAAAAATTATGAACATCGCACAGGCACTAAAGGAAAAGAATCGTATCTCTGGAAGAATCGCTAAACTTCAAGCGCAAGTTTACAATAGCAATAAATACACTGATAAGAAAGTGCCAGATGTTTATGCTGATAAGCTCTTGATTAAGCTTCAAGAGGAATGGGCGCACCTTGTTGATGTGAAGATGCGTCTATCCAAGGCAAATATCGGTATCTCCGATAAGTTGGTCTCTTTGACTGAAGCAAAAGCTGAACTCCAATTCTGGAACTCGTTTAGAAATACTGGTCAACAAACTGAGATTGAAGATGCTCACGAATATGTTGGTGATAAGTATGTGAAGATTGAGAAGAAATTCTTTCATACTATCACCAGTGCTCAAGTCTTGGAGAACCAAGACCGAGTTCAATCTTTGATTGAAAAGCTTCAAGACGAAATTGACGCTTATAACGGCACGACTTCGATCTAATACTCATCCGGTTTCAATGGAAAAAGAAGAGACAACAACTCTCATTCACTTGAATGAACCTACGCACTTCGATAATGTTAAAGATAAGAAACGGTTATTATAACCAAAAACTTAAACTTTAAGACTTAGTGATTTAGTTGTTAAACTTGAAATTTCAAAACTTAGTATAGTTTCCTATTTTGAAGTTGAAAACCGGACCCCTTTTTATGATTGTTCATGGATCTACTTATATCACTCCTCCTATGAGGAGTCATCCATCCGACTCTAAGAAATTTAAGGTCTTTATGGGTGGTTCCATTGAAATGGGATTAGCTGAAGATTGGCAGACCGAATTGCTAAACTCGACCATTGGTAAACCTTATACGGATAAGGTTTTATTTTTTAACCCTAGGAGACCAGATTGGGATTCCTCTTGGGAACAAACCAAAGATAATCAACAATTCTATGGTCAAGTAAATTGGGAACTAGACATGCTACATGTGTCTAATTTGATTTTAATGTATTTTGACCCAGCAACAAAGTCTCCGATATCGTTATTGGAACTTGGATTATTTACAAATACGGATGGGTATGATCAAAAAATGATCGTATGCTGTCCTGACGGATATTGGAGAAAAGGGAATGTTGATATCGTTTGCGATAGATACGGAGTCGAGTGCTTTAACGATAAAAAGGCTTGGTTGGATGAAATCGAGAGAATATTGAATAGCGTATGATTGGTAAAATTTGCCCGATTTTAAATCTTAAGCCCACCCATTTTAACAACGGGTGGGCTTCTTTCGATAATATAAGCTTCACACAGTTGCGAAATATCATGGAGAGTGGGTGCATTATTGGTAAGGATATACCAGTTCTAAGAACTATATTGATAATGACGGAATATCCAGATACCCAATGTTTCGGCGAAATTAGTCGAGATGGGGTCATCAAATTACAAGGTCTTAGAGGATTTCCGACTGATGATGTATGTATTCGATTTATCACTGATTTGACTGAAACAGCATCGAGGAGAAAGATTGAGGATAGTTATTTTTACGTAGAGTGGTAAAACACTAGAATATACTCATAATATGAAACCCGACAAATTCAAAAAGAAGGACTATTTCAAAGGGGATCATCGAGGATACGAAAAAGCCAGAACAAAGCAAAAGAATCCTATGCAGATTCAGGATGAAGACAAGCTGGATGATCTTCCAACTAAGTCTCCTTCTGTAACGTCTTATGGGGGACAATACTTTTCGAAAGCTTTCGTTAGATGTCTTCGAACAAATATCGGAAAACGTTGGGATGATATTTATTCTGAGCTATCCCAAAAATTGGGGTATAAGAAGGAAGATATTAAATGGTGGATAGCTCTTAATGCTTATAAGAGAGCAGATGGAACTATCGTTTCTCTTTCATATTGGGGAGAACAAGAAGTTCGTGGTTTCTATGTGATGGATGGTATTCTTGGAGAACAGAGAAATAGTCTTAAGTGGAAACCTGACACTAGTAAAGTCAAAGTGACTTATGTGGATGGATTTGTCGTCTTTAAGCATAACAACATTTACTTCAAAGCACCCACTGATAAATCTATCCCAGCTAAAGATCTGTGGGTAACTTCCTCGGCAGATTATCATAGAACAGAGTATCACCTTATCTATACGGATAGAAGAAAGAATAAGAGTTACAGAGGTCCAAAATTTGCGATCCCTGCTACACATATTCGTCAACTTTCATCCAAAGAGATAATGCACTGGGATCTTCCAAATACCGAGATCAATCAAACCTTGGGACTCTTCTACTGGTAAAACACTACACTATCATAGTGGTATGAATATGGTCTTCTTCGGTGCATGGTCTTCCAGATGTTTTAGCTTGGTGACAATTTGCACAAAGTAATTGCAAGGTGACAGGAAATGAATTTTTAATTGCCCATCTATACATAGATCCTTTACTATCGTTTCCAAACACTTCTATTCTATGAATTCCTCCATCATTATTTATATGGTCTAATTGGAGATATTTTTCAACTGAAAGTCCGCAACATTTACATTTTCCACCATAAGCATTTACACATAAAATTCTTTCGTTAAAATAACGATTTTTTTCTTTGATCTTATGAGACTCTAGGCAGGGTGAACACATAGACTTTTGTTCTTGGACAGGCGCAACCAAACAATGACGACACAGACCTTTGGCAATTGCTTTATTCTTAGCCTTGGACTGATATTGTAAATGTTCTTTATGGTGTTTTTCACAACGAGTTTTACCATTCCATCTATTATCACCACATCGAATACACAACCCTAATTCTTTAAACTTTGTATAGTTACTCATGTATATATATATATTTAGTCATATCGCACCAAATTTCAACATGTGGAGAAAACTAAAAGTATGAGACCCAAAGCATTCTGGTTCCATTATAACAAACCCGCTTCATCCCAAGCTAAGAAACCACAAATCACTATCCATTACAATAAGCAATGCCATATTGTAGATAATGTGATTTGTGAGGTTCCCACTGCTGGGAGAATTAGGAACTCTCAACCTAGATGGGTTGTTGCTGGTAAAACTAAAGGTATAACAATCGAAAACGGAATAGCCATCATATCATGAAGCTTGAATTTATATCAACAAAACAAAGACTACCAAAGGATCAAGAATATATTCTTTGTATTAAGACAGATAGAAGTATGTATCATGCTGATAGTCCTTCTCCTGAATTTTATAAATGTGAATGGTCTTGGTCTGATGGTGATGGTGGTCAACTAATACATAATAAAAAATATACTCTGGAAAATCCACCCAAAGAATATCCATTTCTTTTGATTTTGGATGGAGAGGGATATGTATTTTGGACAAACGAGACCAATAAATGGAATCCAGAAATTGAGCATACTTGGTGGATCAGTCAAAAAGAATTTGATAAGGTTTGGAAAAATAGTAAACATTAAACACTAGAGTATAACATATACATGAACATCTTTTTATTGGACCGTGATCCTGACACAAATGCGGAATATCATGTCGATAAACATTGCTCCAAAATGATTCTTGAGGGCATGCAACTTCTAT